TCAGATGTCCGTATCGTTGTTACCTCGACCAACACAGGCGGCGGTGCGGGTACACTCGTTGTGAACTACATCCAGCACGGCACATACGTTCCTTAATAGGAGGCCGTAATGGCTGATGCTGTAACGTCCCAGACGATTTATGACGGCTCCAGAAAAGCCGTCATGAAGTTCACCAACATTTCGGATGGCACTGGCGAAAGTGCCGTCACGAAAGTTGATGTCTCAACGCTTGGGTCATACAACGGGAATGCTTGTACAAGCGTTCAAATCCAGAAGATCCACGCCATGACTGACGGCATGGGCGTCAATATCCTTTGGGATGCGACGACTGACGTTATCTGTGCAACAATCCCACAGAATGCGTTTTATGGTTATGACTTTGCTATGTTTAGCGGTCTCACCAATAACGCTGGTGCAGGCAAGAACGGCAACGTCTTGTTCACAACTGTTGGGGCTTCTGCTGGTGACCGCTATACAATCATTCTTGAGATGATCAAGCATTACGGTTGAGGCACTTAAAATGGTAGCCACGCGCCCACCTGCATCAATTACACGAGTCGGAACCTACGAACCGTTCAACTTGCAGGTTGCGCGTGGTCAAATCCCTTGGCACCAAAGCGTCGTTGTTTTTGGATATAACTCTGACGTAGATACATCTGTAGAGACAGTTTGGCCGTATGGTGGGATACTTCCATTCCCCACTAATGCTCTGCAGATGAAAGTAAGCTCTGATAACACCAATGACACTGCCGCAGGTACTGGTGCTAGAACCGTTTATGTCGAAGGTCTCGACGGAAACCATAACGTAATCTCAGAGATTGTTACATTAAACGGACAGACCGCCGTTCTTACTGTTCAATCTTTTCTTCACATCAACAACTGCTATGTTCTCACCGCCGGTTCACTTAACGGCGCGGCTGGAAACATTTATTTTGGGACAGGCGTTGTTACGTTAGGCGTTCCAGCCACTGTATATGACATCATCCAGTACGACTATAACTCAAGAATAACAGGTAGTTATACGATACCTATCGGATACACTGCGTATCTTGAACAAGGTCTTTTTTCTGCGGGTCAGGTTACGGGGTCAAACGCTGTGACAGGTCGCCTGATGACGCGTGATCTCAGCGATATTCGGAGAACAGCCGCTATTGTTACTGTCAATAATGGCCCAGCAGACTACGCATTTGAGTACCCTATCGCTATTCCTGAGATGACAACCGTCGAAGCTCAGGCTGTTGGGGCGGCAAACAATAATGCTTGCTCCAGCATGTTTATCCTTGCCCTTATCAAGAACGATGCGGGGACACCATAATGGCAAAGGGCATGGGAATCAGGACATCTGTTAAGTCAGGCAACTTTCGCCCGACAAAGCAGGGTGCTGGCATGACTGAGAAGGGTGTTAAGGCTTATCGCCGCGCCAATCCCGGGTCTAAACTGAAGACTGCCGTTACTGAATCTAACCCTTCTGGTGAAAGAGCCAAGCGCCGTAAATCGTTTTGCGCTCGGTCAGCAGGCCAAATGAAGCAATTTCCTGAAGCTGCCAAAGACCCCAACAGCCGTCTCCGGCAAGCTCGTAAGCGTTGGAGGTGCAAATGACCCACGTTGATGATGGTGCAAAGAATGTTTTAGATCTATTATCTGTAACTACAGTTGTGGGAACTCTTATGGGCATCCTTCCCTCAATCGCGGCAATCTTTACGATTATTTGGACAAGCATTCGTATATACGAAAGCAATACAGTTCAAAATCTCATCCAGAAGATGAAAGGCAAAAACAATGCGTCGTCCTAATATTGGAAAGACTTTGGCTGCTAACCGTCAGCGCAAAAGCAAGATTATGCCGGGGGTTTCTGGTATGTCAGGCATGATGGCGTCACCTTCCATGAAGGCTATGAAATCAAGCCCTGCCACAGCTATTCCGGGTGGAACAGGTGCAGCTATGAAAAAGGGTGGAGCTGCAAAGAAGCCAAAAGTTGGAATTGCGATAATGATTGCCGTAGGTAAGAAAAAGGGCAAGAAATGAAACAGGTATGGGACAAGCCACGCCCAAAGGGTCTTGGTAAGCCTAAGTCTTTGACAACAAAGCAAAAATTGTCGGCAAAGGCTGCTGCTAAAAAGGCTGGTCGTCCGTATCCAAACTTGGTCGATAATATGCGAGCTGCGAGGAAGAAATGAAAAAACCTTCTGGTAAGATGCAAAAAGTAATGCACGAATTTAAGGTCGGGAAACTGCATTCTGGCAGCAAGAAGGGTCCTACCGTAACTAACCGTAAACAGGCTATTGCGATTGCAATGTCTGAGACTCGTAAGGCTAAGAAGGGCAAGTAAGATGGCTTCTAAAATTCCTTTCCCAGTACCTGTTCCCGGACGGGCTAAAAAAGTTCCTAAGGTCGTAAAACCTGAGGACATGGACGTAACTCCCGAGCAAGAAGCTCGCATGAGGGCGGCTATGGAAGCCGAAAGCAAGAAGCGTCAACAAGAGTCTGATGACGAAGAAGCACAACAAGCCTATGAAGTCCGTGGCTACAAAAAAGGTGGCATTATTGTCCGTGGTGTCGGATGTGCCGCTAGAGGTTACGGGAAAGGTAAGGTATACTAATGTCAAGGATCACTCAGGGCCTTCTGGCTAGTGAAAAGGAGCTTAAAATGGCAAAAGGTAGTTGGGAAGGTTCTGCAAAGGATACGGCGCAGGACAAGAAGCTCGCCAAGAAACATGGCATGTCCATGACAGATTGGGAAAAGTCTTCTATGGACACCAAGCATGACAAGCAGCAGTCAACGAAGGGTCTTCGTGGCGGCGGCATTGCTGTGAAGGGAAAAGGTATTGCTCTTAAGCATGGTGGCAACGCTAAGAAATACGCTGATGGCGGCATGATGCAAGCTGCTGTTATGCCCGGTGGCGGTGTTATGCCCGGTGGCGGTGTTATGCCCGGTGGCGGTATGACCGGCACTGGCCCTGATCCGAGAGTTCGTGGTCCGGGAAGAGTAGGTACTCTTTCAAACGTGGGTCGCGGTGGTCGTGGCAATCTTCGTCCAGTAAGGGACTACAATCCTAGAGGCCCGGGTGGCGGTATGCCTATTCCTATGAAAAAGGGCGGTGCTGTTAAGGAAGCTGACAGCGGCGAAATGTATGCCTCCAAGGCTGCCATGAAAAAGCATGAGGCCAAGGAGTCTTCAGCAATGGAGAAGTCCGAGCATAAGCGCGGCGGTGGCATTGCTCGCAAAGGCAAAGGGATTGCTCTTCGTGGCGGTGGCATTGCTCAACGTGGTATGGGCATTGCCCTTAAGGGCGGTGGACGGGCTAAAGGCTGCATGTAATGACCACTTCGGGCACGAAGGACTTTGAACTCGACGTCGCTGAATACATTGAAGAGGCGTATGAGCGGTGTGGAATTGAGGTTAGAACAGGCTACGACCAGCGGACAGCTCGTCGTAGTCTTAACCTCGTCTTAGCCGATTGGGCGAATCGTGGCCTGAACCAGTGGACTATCGTAAACGAAGAACTGGAAACCATTCCCGGAGTTCATTCGTATACTATGGACCCTACGACAATCGACTTCATTCAGTCGGTTTGTCGCTTGCCAACCGGTCAGGGGACGCAGTCTCAGTCTGACATCACGATGGAACGTGTCAGCCGTGAATATTACAATAATATTCCAAACAAGCTGACACGTGGTCGTCCCGTCCAGTACTTCATTGACCGTCAAATCAGCCCTATTGTTTACATTTGGCCCACGCCAAATCAGGCTTATACGCTCGTTCTGACAAAACTTGTCAGACTTGATGATGCAAGTGCAGGCATTAACACGATGGAAATGCCTTTCCGTTTCTATCCGTGCTTGGCGGCGGGTCTTGCTTACTATTTGGCGATTAAGAAAGCCCCTGATCGTGTTCAGCTCTTAAAGGCTGTTTATGATGAGGAGTTTGCTCGGGCGGCTTCTGAAGACAGGGATAGAGCAGCTTTGAACCTTGTTCCGGGGAGAAGTGCCTACCGTGTGCTGACATGACACGGTTTGCTTATGGCTCCCGCGCTATCGCTTTATGCGACCGGTGCGGGTTCCAATATCGGTATTTGGAATTAAAGAAGGAATGGAATGGGTTAAAAACCTGCACAGAATGCTGGGAAACCATGCACCCGCAGCTTATGCCGATATTCCCTCCTACTGAACCTCAGGCTCTTCTTGAGCCTCGTCTTTCGAGAATAGAGCCTATGGATGTTCCGATTGGGGATGAAGAGTTTCCGTTCCTCCAGAACTCACTTCTTCAAGGGATTACTCAAATTGGTGTTGTTACGGTGGAGATAACCTAATGGCATGGACATACGCTACACTAGTTCAAGCCATTAAGGATTGGACGCAGTACGACGAGACCTCTTTTAACGACAATATTGACACGTTCATCCAGAATGCGGAAGAACGTATCCTTTTTGCTGTTGATTTGACCGTTTTTCGTAAGAACCAGACAGGAAATGTCAGCACTGGAAATAAGTACTTAGCCGTTCCTGATGACTATCTCAGCGCATTTAGCCTGTCTGTGACATCTTCTGGGTCGCAAAACTTCCTTCTTCAAAAGGACGTTGAATACCTTCAGGAATATAATCCTACAGGGGCCACTGGCGTTCCAAAATACTACGCTGTTTTCGACATCAATACGTTTCTCTTGGCCCCCGTTCCGAATGACGACTACAGTGTAGAGCTTCATTATTACTACCGTCCTGCCAGCATTACGTCTGGTGGGGATGACTATACGACATGGATTGGAAATTACGCTCAGGAAGCTCTTCTTTATGGTTCGCTTATTGAAGCATACACATATATGAAGGGTGAAGCAGACCTCATCGGTCAGTACGACAAACGCTTCAATGAGGCACTGGCTCGCCTCAAGAATTACGGCGAAGGTCGTGAGGATGTGGATGCTTACCGCGACGGACTTATTAGAGTGGTGGCAAACTAATGCTTACACAGGCACTTGGTACTGGTTCTTTTAGGGTTGATGTAGCTACAAGTAGCGATGGTGGTCACTCACCTGAGTTTTGGGCAAAACGTGCAGTTGAGAGGATTGTGTCAAT